CAAACGGTGTCGGACTCGAGGCGCGCGGCGGCCACGCCCAGGATCGCCGGGACGCGGGTGAACGCCTGCAGGTCGTCGTTGATGATGACCTTGCGGGTGATGGCCACTATCTCGCCGTAGGTGGCGAGCGAATAGTTCTGGTTCGAATCGGTGAGATTCGCCCGGTGGTATTCGCCCTTCTGGTTCAGCTTCTGCAACGCCGAGGCGTCGCTCAACTGCACGCGATTGATGGGCTTGAAGTCGGCCGCCGTGACCTGCTTGGCGAGCGGCTGGAAGCTGCGCGGCCAGGCCTCATAGGCTTGCCGCAGCGTCTTGTTGGCAACGTTGGCCAGAATGCTGGGGAAGTCGGTGGTCGATTCCGCGCCGCCGGAGAAGGATTCCGACTGGATGCGGCCCTCGGAGAGGGCGCGCTGGGCGAGTTCCATTTTGCTCATGCCGCGGGGATTGATGCCGCGCAGTTGGAGCGATTCGCGAGCCATCTAGAGCAGCGAGAAGCCGCGGTAATTGCGCCCCTGCTCCTCCAGCCGCCGCTGATAGTCCGGTCCGCGCCCGTCCAGATATTCCCCGGTGGGCTCGCCGCTGGAGTTCAGCCTCTTGGCCATGCCGAATTTCGGGTCGTGCCGCAGGAGCAGGGCGGACTGCATCTGCGCCAGGCGGGTTTCGCCGGCTTCGCGGGTGATCACGGCCTCGCCGGTGATGCGGAAGTCTTCGCCCTTGGCGTCCTGCTCCCCTTTGACCGCCAGTTGCGTCATGATGCTCTTGCGGGCCTCGTCGGCGGAGATCCCGTCGCCGATGAGTTTGGCGACGAAGGTCTCGTCCAGGGCCTTGAAAGGAGCCGCCATGGCGCGAATGTCACTTACGCGCTGCCGCTCCGCCTTAACTGCCTCGTCGCGCGCTGCGGCGAGCTGCTGTTCTTCCATGTTGTGCTCCTCCACTGATTTGGAAGCGCTTGTTGCGCTCCCGATTGTTCCGCCGCTGGCGGACAAAAACGCCGTGCTGAAATCGGCCGGCACCGGGCACGGGGAGATTTCGAACGGCTCCCAATCGGTAGCCGCGAACATCCCCATTTCATTCGGATTGGAATACTGCGGCGCCCCTTCCGGCAGCGGATTGCCCGCGCTCAGCTTCTCCCGGTCGTAGATCCAGGCGCCGAAACTCAGATTCTGGACGATGCCGGCGGAAACCTTCCGGAACAACTGGGCGGCGTCCGGATCGCCCAGATCGAACTGCAGCGTCGCCGTGCCCTTGGTCCCTTGGGCCTGCGCCTTGCGGACCACGCCGACCTGAGCTTTCGTCCCGGTCTTGCCCGCCATGGCGGACTTGAAATCGTCCCCGGTGAAATGCGTATCGAAGACCGGAGCGCCCGCGTTCAGGCGGTCCAGCCTGGCGCCGGCCATGTCGAGCCACAGCATGCAGGGATCGCCCGTGTCCGGATCGCGCCGGGAGACCCATTGGCCGCCATACCAGACGCAATCGATGGTTCCGGCCTTCAGATCGACCGTGCTGGGCACGAATTCGGCGATACTGCCGCCGTCGACTTTGCCGCCGAAGTAGTCCTCGGGGCCGATCTCGCCCGCGGCCTTGAGGTCGGGAGCCTTCATTCCCGCGTCCTTGTAGTGCGCCGCGAGGTGCGCGTGCACGCCTTTGCGGTCCGCATCCGGGACGCTCAGTCCGCCGCCGTTCAGCCGGCCCATGGCAGAGGCGACGCCCTTCATGTTGGCCGCGCCCACGGTTCCGTCCGCGGACACGTTGTGGTGCGGCAGCTTGTAGTCGTCCTTGGTTTCCGGATCCTTGGACGGGTCCACCCAGGCGTGCATGGCGCGCAGCGCTTCCTTGGTGGGCTTGTCGCCCAGCCGCTTCAGGTTCGCGCCGGCGTCCCAGGCGCCGTCCTTGTCGACGGCCGTATGCTTCACGCCGATCGCTCCGAGCTCTTCCGGCGCCGTTCGGCGCCCCGTTTTGAGATCGCTCATGTTGTTCCGTCCGCTAGTTCAGTCCGAGCTGGACCTTGACGTATTCGGTTTCGCCCATCAGCGCGATCTGGGCGAGCTGGCGCTCGAGCCAATCGATGTGATCGTCCTCATGCCACTTGATCCAGTGCTCGAACTTGTTGCGCGTGTTGTCGTCCTTGGCTTCGAGCGCCAGCACCGCATAGCCGTTGTAGGCGTCCACGATGGCCGTCTCGGCGTCCAGGGCCTTCTGCAGGATGTCCGTGAGGGTCGCCCGCGTGGCGGCGTTCGCGGCGCCGTAGGCCGGGTCGGCTCCGAGGAAGAAGATCCGGTCCGTGATTTCCTTGAGATACGACTCCGCGTCTTCGCCGAAGCCGCAATATTTGTCGGCCAGCTTCTTGAGGCCGCGGTAGCGCAGGTCGCGCTTGTCCAGGTGATACTGGACGTTCAGCCGCGCCTCCATGGAGGCCGCCTGTTGCAGGACACCAATGACCTTCGGATCGCCGTTCATGAATCTCCTTCGATACCAGGAAATACCAGGATTACCGCCCGCCGAATTCCTCTAAGCTGTGGCAACGAGAGCCCTTGGGTTTTCTTTCTACCAGCTTTTACCACCTAGTTCACATACAGCCGGGAGCTGGATTCCCATCGCCGTGATCCATGCCTTAACGCCTGGGCGGTCAAATGGTCGGCCGCGCTCGCGAGCTGCCCGGCCTGGTGGCGAACTTCCTCCGCGGTCATTCCTTGGCCGGGCGTACCGCTCAGGCCCTGGCCCTTTGGCGCTCCCACCGCCGGCTTCGCGCTGGGCGTTCGTTCCTCGGTTCCGGCGGGCTGCTCCTGTCCGCGGTCGGTGACGTTGCGCGGGTCGCAATCCAGGATGATTTCGAGCTTGTCCAGCTTGGCGTTGATGCGCGCGATTTCCTCGAGCTGGCCGTCCGGGTCGTAACCGTTCTGGGCGATGGCTTCGGTCAGCGTCAGCACGCCCATGCGGATCCGCTTCAGGTCCGCCATCGTGTCTTTCAGCGGATCGACGCTCTCGAACTTCGGCGCCGTCCACTGGGTGGCGTATAGACTCAGCTTTTCATCGTCCACGGCCGCCGCCGGGATCTTGCCCTGGAGCACCAGCGTGTCGATGAACCTGCGCCGCACGGGCGAGCAGAACATCGGGACCAGCGTCAGCCAGCGGTAGCCCTCGATGGTGTTGCGGAAGCCCAGCATGCCGCCGCGCCACGATGAATAGGTGGTCTGCGACAAATCCCCGGTCATCACTTCATACGGCGTGCCGTTGCCGGCCGCGATGCGGTGCAGCTCGGTCTTACCGTAGTCGCTTTAGCCCCCGGCGCCCTGCGGATTGTTGAATCTCACGTCCTGGCCGGGCTTCAAATATTCGATCATGGCCGGCTCGAACGACTCCACCTGGTTATCGTTCTGCGGATCCGTGTCCTTGATTCCCAAAGGCGTGCCAGCGATGCCTTCCGGCTGCGTAACGAAGGCGACCACGCACGCTTCGATCTTCTTCCGCACGCCCTCGGCGTCCCGGTAGTCGTCCAGGTCGCGGAAGGCCATCATGGACGGCGTCATCCAGGGCACGCCGCGGACCTGGCCCGGGCGCAAGACCCGGTAGATGTGCATGATCTGCTCGGCCGGAACCGGCTGGCTGATGATGCCGCCCCGCGGGTTCAGGATCAGCACGCCGCCCGGGTGATAGCTGAACCGCCAGTAGACCACCCGGCGGCCCAGCATGTCGAACTGGACGCCCTGCATCACGTGCCCGTTGATCAGGCCCATGGTCCGGGTCTGGTCCAGAAAGTCGGCTTCCAGGATCTGGAGCTGCAGGGGAACTCTCAGGGCGGCCTGGGGCAGACGCGGCCGGTAGCGGATGATTCCTTCGCCGCTTTCCGCCGTGCTGCGCATCACCAGCGCCTGCATGCCGTAGAAATCCAGGCGCTGCGGCGTATCGCACTGCTCCACGAAGTAGGGCCACTCGCCGTCGATGATCCTGTCCAGCTTCGCGTTACCCGTTTTGGCCTGTGGAACGATGCCGGTCCCGACGGTGTTCCCGACCAGCTCCTCCAGCGCCTTGGCGGCGTGCGGATTGTTTCGGACCAGGTCCCGCGACCGGTTGCGCAGCCAGATGAGCGCGCCCATCAGCTCGACGTTGGCGTCGGTCGAGGCCGCGTACCACCCGTGCGCCCGCCGACCCGAAGTTGCCCCGTCGTAACGGAAGCGCTCGGCGCGTTTGTCCCGCAGCTCGGAAACGTAGTCCAGCGCCAGCCGGGTCTTGACCCGCCGCAAAGCCGTGTCCGGCGAGACGAGACCGATGGCCCGATCGAGAAGATTCATCGTTCCAGGGCCTATTTCTTCTTGCCTTTATTGGTTGCCTCAAAGAACTCGCGGCGCGGCGCTTCGGTGTTCGTTACAGGCGGTGCTTCCGGCTTGGGCCGCCGGAAAATGTAGCGGCCGCGGTCGCATGCTGCGAGCTCCCAGCCTTCTTCGCCGAGCTCGGCGAGATCTCCAGCCTCCGGATAGCCGGTCACCTTATACTCCCAGCGCATTAGTCGAACTCCCGCAAGCAAGGACCGGTCGGACCGTCGCCGCGCTTATGCTGAGCGAAGGCGACGCGCACGTCCGTGCCTCCGGAAGCCTGGCGGATCCAGTCTTCGCCGGCCTCGATCGCCTTCAGCATGTCGGCGCCGTTTTGAAACCTCTGGCTCTTCCCGTCGGAGAAGCGCACTTCCAGCGTCCCGGACAGGTAGGCGAGCTTTAGGGCGTCGACCGAAGCCTGCAGCTGATCTACGGTAAGCGCCATTTAGTCTCGTTGAAACCAGTTCCTTTTGGGAATCCACCGTTCCGTCTTCTGCAAGGGCTGCACAGCCGCCGGAGCCTGCGCAGGCTCGGGAACCAGGCGGAGCGCCTCTTCGAATCTGCGCCACTGCGCGTCGTTCATGCGGTCGATACCGAAGATCGCCGCCGCGCCGCGGTTGTAGACCTTCAAATCCAGCGGCTCATTGCGGGCATTGGGCAGCTTTTCCCAGCCGATCTCGCCGTTCTGGCGGACCATCCGCTTTTCCGAGCACAGCCCCTCGAAATAGCGCCGCTCATAGGCCACCGGAAAGTGGTAGGCCCCGGCCATCGGACTGCCGTCCGACCGCGGCCGCACATGCCGCAGCAGATCGTACACTTCCTGTTTGACGCAATGCGTCCCGATACCGACGATGTGCACGCCCTGGCGCTTGCGCGCGGCGTCTTCTTTCGACACCGAAGAGATCACCCGCAAGGCGTCGTCGGTTCCTTTGACCGGAACCACCGTCCGCGGCGCGACGACCGCGATCCCCGCCGGGCTTACGGCCAGCCGGGCGTGCCGCAGCGCGAAGTCGTACACCGGCTTCGGCCGGCTGCCGGTGTCGATCGCCATGATCATGATCGGCATGGTCTGCCCGCCAGCGTGCGGGAAATCCCGCTGCAGGACCTTGGCGTTCAGCGCGTCCCAGAGTTCCTGGGACGTGACCGGTAAGTCTTCTCCGTTGGGCGCCTGCGCCCGGATCGAGCCGTACTCGATCGACCAGTTCTCGCGATCCCGGCCCCAGGCGACCACTTCGTATTCGAGGCGCGGCGGGTTCTCCTGGACGTCGACAGCGGCGGTCAGAAACAGTCCCCGCTGCGGAATGACGGCCTGCCCGTTGGCCGGATATTCTTCGCGGCGGGCGAAGAGCAGCTCGTCGTCGGGCGTTTCGCCCTGCTCGGTCCACAGTTCCGCGAGCGCGGTGTTGACGAAGACCTGGAAGCGCTGCCGGTCGTCCTTGCGGGCCAGGAAGTCCTCCACCATCGTCCCCAGCCGCTTCCACGGCGAATAGGGATGCGAGATCCAGAAGCCGGCGCGTCCGCGGAACGGGCGCTGCGCGCGCCA